TTGCACCGCTCGCACAGAAGGCATACAAGACACTCGGCAAGGTTAAACCTTCCGTGTGTATTGGTATGGCCTGCATCGAATCAGGATATGGAACAGCGGGGATAATGAGACAGCATAACGCATACTTAGGGCAGAAGGTTGGAACGGGCAAGACTGCGACGAAGTATTGGAGCAAGAAATTTTTCACATCATCAACGAAAGAGGAGTATACAGTCGGAATCCATACCACTATCAAAGCAGCCTTCCGCGCGTATGATTCGGCAGAGCAGTGCATTTTTAATTATTATGAACTCCTGAACACGGGGCTGTATTCCCGCGTTCTTGCAGGCAGCAACTACCGCGAGCAGATGCAGCAGATTAAAACCTGCGGATATATGACAAGCTCGACGGAAGTAAATTCGGTTATCACAACGATAGAGAAGTATAACTTGACTCGATTTGATTCGGCACAGAATACTTACACACTGACAGCCGACTTAATGAGGAAAGGAGACAGAGGCGATTCGGTTAAGTGGTTGCAGCAGCAATTAAATAACAACGGGGCTGCGCTCACTGTTGACGGTATCTTCGGAACAAAAACAGAAGAGGCAGTCACCAATTACAAGAAGGCGAAGGGCCTGTTAGGAATTGCCGATATATCAACTATAAATGCACTCAAATAATAATAGAACCCCGATGCGTCATTTCGATGCGTCGGGGCTTATTTTTGTGTCATACTTTCGTGTCATATTTTCGTGACGCGGGGCTGACAAACCGCGTAAATTAAACTTCACAATATGTATTATTTTTTACACAGGTGGACGCGCAAACGTACCAACAGCGCGGGAAAATACCATTTTTATTTCGGGTTCGAATCCCCCATGTCTCATTTTTAGAATCCGCTTAAACAGTGCGTTTAGGCGGTTTTTATTTTGCTCGTGTCACATTTTGTGTCATATCTTCAAAACTTCCGCTCAGTCTCTTGGCGTACTCTTCCGACATAGAAACGATATTGCCTTGATATACTTCTTTCAAAACAGGGCTGTTATTTTTCCAACCTCCGAGCGAAGCGGTGTATATATCGGGCACGTCAAGGACTTTTGCAAGGCTCGCGAAGTAATGACGGAGATCATGCAGCGTTATTTTAATTCCGAGCTTCTTTTTTAATCTCCTGAAATTTTCTCCGATAGTATTCGGATTGACTTTTAATATGTACTCGTCAGGCTCACCCGTTCCGATCAGGTCGAGCAGGTTTTTGTGAAGAAAAATCGTTCTATTCGACACGTCGGTTTTCGGCACTTCCTTATAATGCCATTTCTTGTCGGGTCCGTAGACAATATCAGAGTGAATGTATATTGTATTCCCTTTTATGTCGCCGTACTTCAGGGCCGCAAGCTCACCACGACGTAATGAATAGAACGCTGCGAGAGCAATCACGATTTTCATTTTCTTGGACGCGTTATTGTATAGCTCGCCCACTTGGTCGTGTTCGGGAGCTACCTTCGTTTTTTTGGCGTTTGATGGCATGTGGACCATAAAACTCTGTTCGACACCTGAGAACGTCAGGGCTGAACGCAGCAGCCCGTATGTGTTCTTTATGGTTTTAGGTGATAGATTACGGTCTATCATGTACGCGATAAAGTGCTGAATATCCTTCGAAGTTATCTTTCTTATACGCACTGAGTCGATGTATTTCAACCTCTTCTGAATAGTCTTATATCCGTACAATGTCGAAGGTGACAACGCGTTGCTGTTCGCGTCAAGGTAGTTTTGAACGGCTTCTTTTACCGTTATATCCGCGCTGCGTTTCCTGTCGTTGTCGTTGGCAAACTTAGAGGCCATTAACTCGGCCTCCTGCTTCGTTGCTGCCGTGAATGATTCATAATGCTTTTTGCCTGAGTTATCAGTATGGGAGTACACGCGGGCGCGCCATGCTCCACTAGGTAGTTTGTGCGCTTTAGCCATTGTCGTGCCCTCCAAAAAAGTCAACATACTTCAATATCCTGTCAACTGCTCGCTTATCGAGCGCATCAGCTTGACGATATAGTTCGATGATCTGCTTCTCTTTATCTGATAGAGAAAAACAACGAACCGACGACTCTACAAGGTCCGCCTTGCTTATCCCGAAGTAATTAGCCATTAACTCTATTTTGTCGATTCGCGGGTAAGTTTTCGCGTTTACCCAGTCCGAGAAAGTATTCTGCTTTATCCCCAAAGCCTTACATAATTCTGTGGCGTTGACATTATTCTGAGCCATATACAGCTTAATGTTTTGCGCCATTATTTCTTTATTTCCTAACATTTGTTTATCTCCTTCCGTTATCCATTATCGGGCAAAATGAAAAAATTTTCAACTAAAACGAAAAAAAGTATTGACAACTTCGGTTTAACCGATTATATTAAAGATACAGAAACGAAATCGGTTTAACCGATACACAAGTCTACGAAAGGAGGTTCCTCCACATGGCTATGACACTCAAAGCCCTCAGAATTAACGCAGGTCTTACCCAAGACGAGGCAGCTAAGCAGTTAGGTGTAACACCTGAAACTATTAGCAACTGGGAACGCGCTAGATCATTCCCGACAGTTCCACAGATTTACAAAATCGAAAAGTTATATTCAACAACATACGCAGATATTCAATTTTTACCCGTTTAAATCGGTTTAACCGAAAAGGAGGTAACAATATGAGAACAAAGGTTATATCAGCGAGAAAACTTTACAAAATGTTGAACATTACTATCAGTTATGAAGCATGGATTGAGAACGTTAAAGAGTACGGATTCGAAGAAGGATTCGACTTCGTAGACGTTAAGGGCGACACAGTGTTATCGCTTGACACAGCAACATCAATTTGCATTATCGCAAGATCACCACAGGCAGGAAAAATTAAAGAAGCAATCGAGGCAGCAGCATGAAATGGAAATTAATTAAATTCATGAGTGAACAGCGTATCAAGTCATTCAGAGAGCTGTCACAGCTCACAGGGATTGATTATCGAACGCTGCTGAAGCATATCGAGAACATCAACCAAATGAGAGTATACGAGCTTAAAACACTCTCTGAAGTGTTGAGACTCACCGACGAGGACGTTCTCGAATTGCTGAGAGGGGAAGGATGAAAAGAATTATCGGAATAGTAACCGCGTTAACGCTTTTCCTGAGTTTAGGAATTAACGCAAGGGCGGAAGAGATTGAGGACGCTCCGACAACAATCATTATTTACTCGGAGATCATCGGAGAAAAGTATAACGTGTGTCCTGAGTTGCTTCAGTCAATCGCCTATCACGAATCAAGGTTTAACGCAAACGCGAAAAACGGCAACTGTATCGGACTTATGCAGGTGAATGGCAAAGTTCACAAGGAACGCCTCGCGGGGTACGGATGGACCGAAAAGGACCTGACAAGCATTTACAGAAATATGACAGTCGCAGCCGACTATTTGTCAGAGCTGTTCGACGAATACGAGGACGTAGGGCTAGTGCTTGCCCACTATCAGGGGAACACCAAAGCGGTGAAGAACTTTAAAAATAACGGCAAGCTGAGCGACTACACAAAAGCAGTACTTGATAGAAGCTACGCATACGAGGAGCTTCACGGAAAACATTAAAAAAAGGGATTGAGTGCGAGTCAATCCCTCGGGAATAGAAAACAGCCACGACATTAAGGCTATTTCTTTCCTTAATTTTATCAAATTGAGGAGGTAAAAAACAAATGGATGACAAAATCATGGAAATGATCGAGGAGAACGTCAGGATGCGAACAGCGCTTTTACTCCTGAAGAGAAAGGCACAGGCCACTTACGTAATGAACCACACCGACGCAGAAGAAATTCTACTCGTGGCGGGAATGTCAGAGGAAATGCCTGAAAAAACAGTTGAAGAATTAGACGCGGAGGTGCTTGGAAGTGATTGATTATAAGAGTTTGGTTGAAGCAAACAAAGGACTTAAAACTATCGACGTTAAGGGTAAAAACTACGTTCAGGTTAACGACAGAGTAGCAGCATTTAGAAAGCTCGTTCCGAACGGCGCAATAGTTACCGAGATCATCGGCATGGAAAACGGAACCGTGACAATGCGGGCCACAGTATCAGACGAGGACGGCAACGTATTAGCGACAGGACTCGCGCAGGAGAAGGAAACATCTTCGTACATTAACAAAACCTCTTACATTGAGAATTGCGAAACGTCAGCAGTCGGCCGCGCGCTTGGGTTCCTCGGAATTGGTATCGACGGGTCGATGGCATCAGCCGAAGAAGTGGCAAACGCGATCTTAAACCAAAGCAAGACGGAGTCCATTAACCCGTCAGAGCAAAAAGTACTCAAAAGCATGATAGAGAAAAGAGGTTTAAAACTTTCAGAGGTGTTGAACGGAACACCGCTCGACAAGGTAACAGCGGAAGCATATACGGACGCGATCAAGAGGCTGCAAAAACTCCCCGAGGTTAAATGATGGAACAGATAACAGGCAAAGCGTTAGACATAATCACATTTTTAATGGATGCAGACAAGGAAACACTCTTCGATTTGTCAGCACACAAAGAGAAGAAAGGCCGCTCGCTACTTGCAAATAATTACTTTCACCGACTTGTCGGACTCCTCGCAAAAGGCGAGGGCGTGAGCTTCTTTCAAAAGAAAAACGAACTCATCTTACACTACGGAGTTCAGGAGTTCATACGAACGAAGGGCGGCGACTTAGTAATTACATACCTGCCCGATAACGACGACTATAAAAAACACGAAAGTAAACATTATTATCCGACACAGTACGGCGGCGAGATCAGGGGCGTAACGGTCCGAGCTTTTCTTGAGTTGATTGGCACACATTCTTACTCGTCGGGAGATATGGCTCACCTGATTGAGTGCACACGAAACGAGTGTATAGGGTGCGGACTTCCAAGAGAAGAGATTGAAACATTCGAAGAACAGAGACTTATGGAGGAATTAAAGAAACGTGCACAAAAGGACAAAAGCGTGCTCAATCCCCCCGAAGGTTCGGGAGGAGGTTGAAAAGAGAGACGGCCACCAATGTATATTTTGCGGGTCCTACAATGCGAGAGGCGAAGCACATTATATAGGCCGCGCACAGGGCGGGTTAGGCATTGAACAGAATTTAGTCACCGTTTGCCGCCACTGCCACAGAGAAATGGACAACGGTAAATATACACAGTTTTATCGAACCAAAGCGAAAGCGTATCTACAAAGTAAGTACGCAGAATGGAACGAATCACTACTTGTTTATAACAAGTGGAGATAGAAAGAACTTCTTATGGCTCGGGAATTTATCACAGAATCGAGAGTCGTTTAAAGCTCCTTCCCATATCAGGGGAGGGAGCGGAAAGGAGCAAAACTTGATAAACAGCAAAGACAAGGGCGCGAGATTCGAGAGAACCGTCGCGAACATGTTTAAAGAATGGGGATATAAAGCATTTAGGACGGCCCAGTATGAAGGAAAGTCGGGGAATTGTGCAGACGTTGAAGGGGTTCCGCTCCTTCACATCGAGGCGAAACATCAGGAACGAATGGAGCTATATAAGTGGATGGAACAGGCAGACCGCGACAACAACGAGAGCGACAACCCGAAGGTTCCTGTCGTGATTCACAAGGCTAATAACAAGCCCGTACTCGTCACGATGCACTTTGATGATTTCATTCAAATGTATAAAGAATGGGAGGCGGCGCAGTGAGATGGCAATATATCGAACGATTCAAATGTCATTTTGGACCGATTCGAAAGTGGTTGATGATTTCACTCCTGAAGATAGATATTTCTATCTGTACCTTATGACTAACCCACACACAAATTTGAGCGGGTGCTACGAGATCAGTATAAGGCAAATGTCAAACGAAACAGGGTACAAAGAGGAAGTCATTAAAAAACTTATCCAAAGGATGCAGAAAGAACACAGAGTCATTCTTTACGACGATGAAACAAAAGAACTGCTTCTCGTGAATTGGAGTAAGTTTAATTGGACGAAATCAGAGAAATTTAGAAAACCGCTTTTTGATGAAATCCAAAAGATTAAAAAAGCCGAATATAAGGGCTTTTTGAATGATTTATATAACGGTATAGATACGGTATCGATACCGTATCTATACGGTAGCGATACAACTGTTACTGTTACTGATACTGTTACTGATACTGTTTCTGTTATTAAAAAGAAAAAAGAAGATTCAAAAACAACCTACGGAGAAAACTCACTCGTTAAGTTAACCGAGGCTGAATATGACAAGCTGATAACCGAATACGGATATGAGGACACACAGGCAGCGATTCAGTTCTTAGATAACTACATAGCTGACAAGGGCTATAAATCAAAATCAAACTACGCAGCAATAAGGCGGTGGGTTATCAACGCAGTGAGAGAAAAGAAAGGCAAACAGCAGCAAGCAGCAACCGCAGATGATTGGTTCAGACAGCGAGGTTTTGAGATATGACAAAAGACGAAATAGTTAAGATCATTTTTGTGATACGTGCGAACTATCCTGAAGCATACGCGAAACTATCGCCAAACGACTTGGACCTGCTCACTACATCATGGGCGGCACTCCTGAACGATTACACATACGAGCAGGTGAGCGTAGCAGTGCAAAACTATCTCGTCAATGACATTTACGGACGCGCTCCCAAGATCGGGCAGATAATTGACAGCCTGAAGAAAGTCGAAACGGCGAAAGAACTGAACGCTAACGAGGCGTGGGCGCTTGTATATAAGGCCATACAGAACTCGAACTACCACGCTGAAGAGGAGTTCAACAAGCTGCCGCCGATAGTACAGAAAGCCGTCGGAAATTTTAATAATTTGAAAGACTACGCAGTTATGAACATCGAGGACGTTCAGGTAACGGTTAAGGCACATTTCAAGTCAATATACGAAACAGAAAGCAAACGCGAGAAGGAATTGAGTAAGCTCCCGCAGGCGATACGCGACCGCATCGGAGTAAACGAGTTTTTAAGATTGGAGGAAAATGCAAATGTTAGAACAGACACTTGAAACTATCATCGAGACCCTTGAGTACGAAGATTACTTTGTAGAACATAACGACGACACGATCTGGGCAAAGAAAGACGGCTGCCTTGAAAGCCTCAAAATCACATTCGAGATCACAGAGGACTAACGCATGAAGTGTAAACATAAAGATTGTTTCACCTGCCCATATCCTGACTGCATCCTTAACTCTGTTGAGGCAGTGAAGCGCGACCGCGAAGAACGACTCAAAGAACTGAAGAAAGAACAGAAAAAGTCAGCGGAAAAAGAACGGTTGCATAAGTGGTACATCGAACACAGAGAAGAAGTTCTCGCCCGCAAGAAAGAAGCATATCGAGCGAAGAAACGGAGGGCCTGATATGAAGTGTAACGTAAAGAATTGTGATGATTGTCCATATCCTGACTGCATACTCAGCGACGAAGAGGCGGTTATCAGGGCAAAAGAAGAAGGCATGTTCGACCAAGAGATTGCGGAGCGAGAGCAGCGAAGGTTAGAAGCTCGGAGACGCGCAAGGCTCGCATACTACTACCGCCATAAAGAGGAGCGCATAGCATACGCCAAAGAGTATCAGGCGCGCAAGAGACGGGAGAAGCGGGAGGCCAAAATAAATGGAATGTAATAACTGTTTCAGACAGATTGAAGGGCCTCGGGAGATATTCAGGTATCAGGAGAAATACTTCTGCTCAGAAGAGTGTTTAAAAGAATATTTATACTACCACACCGAGGACGAGATCACGACAGAATGGTTAGACACAGCGGAGAACATTAAAACATGCGTAACGGAGGCGAAAAATGATTATTGAAAAAGCAAATAAGGACATTGTAGAGTTCGACAAGATAAAGGCGACGGAGGTTTTCGAGTACGACGGTGAGTTTTTTATCAAAACAAAAGCGAGGCCAATTCCCGAATATAAGGCAAGAGATTACAACGCGGTGAGCGTTGAGGACGGGGAACTGTGGTCGATGGCTGACGACGAGAAGGTAGTAAGACACGCGGAGGCAAAAATAATTCTGGGAGGTGATTGAATGAATTACATAATCAACCTTTTTATCATTCTTAACAACCATGCAGCACAAATATATACCGCAGTATACGGCGGATATATCGAGGGAGTGTTCTATGTTTTTAACATTTTCGCGAGGTGAGGAGGCAAATAAATGGCATTTATTAAATTAACCGCGATCATTGGCGGACCGTTATACGTAAATGAAAGTCGAATTGATGCAGTATACAAGGATAATGAAGGAGCGGCCGTATTTACAGGCGGGAGCGATAACCCGTTCAGGGTAAGCGAAACGCCTGAAATGGTTATCGACAAAATAAACGCGGACAAAGCTCCACATTATTGTAAGGACTTCGACGAAGGCTTTCACACAGGATATACGAAAGGCTACAAAAGGGCACAGAGCGATTACGGGCTTATTTAAGCAGGAGGGGCAACGATGGCGGTAATAATAACAAATATGGATATGCCTGAGAACTGTATAGAGTGCCCGTTAAGGGTGCAGGCTTTTTGTAAAGTAGATGGACACCACGAGCCACACAGAAGTAAAGAACGTTG